ACGACAGGATTCCGTGATTGCGCGATTGACCTTGGGGACAAAAGGTGTCTCAAGATTCTCTGGTCGGATTCCAACTCTTGTCTGGGACGAGTAAAGAAGCCCAGTATTCAAGAAGGGAAGTGGAATCAGACGACCAGCTCGAACGAGCCAAGCCTCGGAGTTGACGGTCAGGAAAGCTGGGCTTATATAATTCTTGCCCATGGAAAGCGTGAAACCCGCGAGGGCCACATACTTCAACCAGACCGAATAGAACTCCGTAGAAGCTCTGAAGAGGATGTCATCACCGTTAACAAGGACGGGAAGCTCTTCCAACTTGATAGGGGATCCCAGATGTTCCTCAAGTGCAACCCAGTATGCGACAAGGTTGATCGCACACAGCACCGGGAAACTTAAGGGCGAACCCATCAGTTGGCCGTTAGACTGTAGGAAGGAGTCCACACTCGAACTGGTCCCCTTGAAGAGGGACTTCGGGTATGAGATCCTATGGTTTCCAAGAACAGCCGAGCAGACGATCCTCTCATTCGAGGAGGCACCAATCGAGTCCAAGAAAGAAGCAAGAGCGAGCGAGTTCATCTCCTGAGAGAGACCATCGGTCGCGGCTGAGTAGTCGCCGCTGACCCAATTGGAGAACTCAAAGGAACGATCCAAGCGCTTTTCGAGAGCGCGCTCACGGTCCTGGAGACCTTGGAGATGGCTACCATCTAGAGGACAACCAGTCAGTTCGAACTGTGGAAAGTCCTGGAGCCGATCCCACATGATCTTCTGGTACGGCATGGCCGCCCAGTAAGGAAGACCGGAGCCCTTCGTGATCAGGCGACACTTGAGAGGTTCGAGAACTGCTGCTACCTGCGCTTCGCAGGCGCCGCGATTCCTTACCCATTGTGCCGCACAACGAAGGAGGATCTCGTTCGGGAGGATCGGCAAAGTGCCAGGGTCAACCCGAATCTCCTGCTCACCCGTGATCGGAGACCAGTACATTGACCAGAGGAGGCTAGGACTAAACGGTCCAACCCCCAATTTCTCCGACAACCACAGGCGAGCGAACCCTGCTCGTCCATCATCGCTTCTTCGTGACTCAGCACAGGCATGAAAGCCTGGATTCCCCAGACGACGTCGTGCATCTCGAGAGCCAAAGACCTGAAAGGTCTCACCTGCATGGACCTCGAGACGTTCCTGATACCACATGTTGCGGAATTTCTTTCGGAACTTCTCCCGATCGTCCTCGGAGAGGACGGGCAGGGACCGAGAGAGTGCCTTAGCGTGCTTCGCACACGTGGTCGCGATAAAATCAGGAGGAACGACGGCACAACCCCTCTTGCCCCCCTGGAGCACCCCCCAAAAGACCCGCGCGGAGCGTTCTGAGTCAGTTCGGGATGCCAGGAGGTTACGGAAGTGCTTGCGAGCACGACCTGCAAGGGGAAAGTGACAGCTACTGCCGTCAAGTACGATGGAAAGGCTTGGAGGACACTCAGGGAGGTCCTGGCGAAGCCAGGCCGCCATAGGCCACGCACCCATGTACTTGATCCAGGAGACCAGATCTGAGGTCGTCGGAGCTCGTGAGAGCACCTCAAACCAACGCGACCAGGCCTCGATCGGGAATGTTTCGAAAATACGATCCGCGTCGCAGAGTACGTCGCAGAAACTTCGAGCCGCCATGACGACGGCCTGAAAGCGTTCGAACATGTCCCCTCCTTCTACCCACGCACTGGCGCTCTCGACAGGGTCGAGCCACTTTGGAAGCCTCGCAAGAGGAACGTCGAAGTGACTCAACCACTCCTGGTCGAGATACGCCCCGCCCGAGCCATCTCGGGTGAGGGCAGCCGCCACAGAATCGAGGATCCGTTGTGATCCAAGTGTTGCCA